CATCTTTTCTTAGACGTTGCGCATCCGATTGCTTAACTATCCGTCAGAGTGGCGGGTAGTTTTATTGAATCTTACAACACGGCTTCCGATAAGTTGGTATGAATACTTGACATTTAATTTTCCTCTCCTTTACATAGTTATCCGTGAGAACACACGGGTAACTTATTTTTATGTATTGATGTGACATAGAGGTGTGACATGAGTACATAAACTCAAATAAATAACAAAACATAATCATTAGGCACTGTTTACGCAGTGTCTTTTTTATACGTCAAACAAAGGTGTTTAACCGTGAGAGTAGGTGGTAATATACGATGACGAAACTGAACCTTAAACAACAAACATTTGTTGATGAGTACATTAAGACAGGTACTGCTTATCAATCGGCAATCAAGGCTGGTTATAGTGAGAAATACGCAAAATCAAGTAGTCATAAATTGTTGGAAAATGTGGGAATAAAAGCAGAAATAGACAAACGAATGGAAAAACTTAAAAAAGACACGATCGCAGATCAAGACGAAATACTTCAATATCTTACTTCTGTATTACGCGGAGAGGTAACAGACCAAGAGTTGATACCTATTCAGGTTGGCAGAGGTCAAATGGAGGTAGAAGAACTAGAAAAAAGGTCAGATACAAATGCTAGAACTAAAGCTGCAGAGTTATTAGGTAAGCGATATATGATGTGGACAGACAAACAACAAATCGAAACGACTGCGACGGTACAGTTCAATGACGATATCGATTAACCTATCTGAACTGTTACCTAAACACTTCCATAGCTTATGGAAAGCAACTAAAGATAGAGAGAAGCTTAACATAGTAGCTAAAGGCGGACGTGGTAGTGGTAAGTCGTCTGACATATCTATCATCATTACACAGTTAATCATGCGCTATCCTATGAATGCAGTTGTAGTACGTAAGACAGATAATACATTAGCTACATCAGTATTTGAACAAATTAAGTGGGCGATAGAAGAACAAAAGGTGTCGCACCTGTTCAAAGTTAAAGTGTCGCCAATGGAAATCACGTATGTTCCTAGAGGGAATCGGATTATCTTTAGAGGGGCGCAGAACCCTGAACGATTAAAGTCGTTAAAAGATAGTCGATTCCCTTTTTCTATCATGTGGATAGAGGAGTTGGCAGAGTTTAAGACAGAAGATGAAGTTACTACAATTACTAACTCTATGTTACGTGGTGAGTTAGATGACGGATTATTTTATAAGTTTTTCTTTAGTTATAACCCACCTAAGAGAAAACAATCGTGGGTGAATAAAAAATACGAAACCTCATTCCAACCAGATAACACATTCGTACACCATTCGACGTACTTAGATAACCCTTTTATATCTAAACAATTCATACAAGAGGCAGAGAGTGCGAAAGAACGTAACGAACAACGTTATCGTTGGGAATATATGGGTGAAGCTATTGGTAGTGGCGTTGTGCCGTTTAACAACTTGCAAATAGAGAAGATACCTGATGAGTTGTATAAGAGCTTCGATAATATACGTAATGCAGTTGACTTTGGTTATGCTACTGATCCACTAGCATTTGTACGTTGGCACTATGATAAGAAGAAACGTATTATCTACGCAGTTGATGAACACTATGGTGTACAAATAAGCAATAGAGAGTTTGCTAACTGGTTAAAACGTAGAGGTTATCAATCTGATGAGATATACGCAGATAGCGCTGAACCGAAGTCTATTGCAGAGCTGAAACAAGAACACGGTATCAAGAGAATTAAAGGTGTGAAAAAAGGTCCTGACAGTGTAGAACACGGGGAACAATGGCTTGATGATTTAACTGCTATTGTGATAGATCCTAACAGAACGCCTAATATAGCGAGAGAATTTGAGAATATCGACTATGAAACTGACAAAGACGGCAACGTCAAACCGAGATTAGAAGATAAAGACAACCATACGATAGACGCCACTAGATACGCCCTAGAGCGTGACATGAGACAAAATAAACTTAGCATACTTACGTAAACGAGGTGATTAGCATTAACTGGCCATGGGACAAACCATATCACGAACAAGTGGTAGAACAAATCAAACCGAAGTATGAAACGCAAGAAGAAATGATATTGCGCTTGGTTAGAGAACATAAAGAGAATATAGACAATATCACAATGGGTGAAAGATATTATAATCATCACCCAGATATATTAGACGCTCCTTTCAAAAGAGATGTGAACGGCGACTATGACGAAACTAAACCAGACTGGCGCATGTATACTAACTACCATCAAAACTTAGTAGACCAGAAAGTAGCTTATGCAGTTGCTAATCCTGTGACATTTGGTGTAGATAATGACAAAGCATTAAAACAAATACAACACACACTTAATCACAAGTGGGATGACAAATTAGTAGATATATTAACTGCTGCAAGTAATAAGGGTATCGAATGGGTTCAACCTTATGTAGATGAAGAGGGAGAATTTAAAACGTTTCGTGTACCTGCAGAACAAGCTGTACCTATTTGGACTAATAAGGAAAGAGATGAACTGCAAGCGTTTATCCGTGTATATGAATTAGACGGAGCAGAACGCGTTGAGTATTGGAGTAAAGATGATGTGACATTCTATGAATTGAAAGAGGGGCAACTTATTCCTGATTTCTATCGTAGTGATGATCATATACAACCTCATTATTATCAAGGTAATAAATTGATGAGTTGGGGGCGTGTTCCTTTTATTCCGTTCAAGAACAACCCACAAGAAGTATCTGACTTATTCATGTATAAGACAATCATAGATGCGTTAGATAAGCGATTATCAGATACACAAAACACTTTTGACGAATCAGTAGAGTTAATCTATATCTTAAAAGGTTATGAAGGCGAAGATATGAAAGACTTCATGCATAACCTTAAATACTATAAAGCGATTAGTGTTGCAGGGGAAAGTGGTTCGGGTGTAGACACTATCAAAGTAGAAGTGCCTATTGACTCTGTTAAGGAATACACGAAGATGTTACGTGATTACATTATAGAGTTTGGACAAGGTGTAGACTTCCAACAAGATAAATTTGGCAATAGCCCGAGTGGTATTGCACTTAAATTTATGTACAGCAACTTAGACTTAAAAGCTAACAAGCTAAAGAATAAAACACTTACTGCATTACAAGAGTTATTGCAGTACATTATCGACTTCTACAGATTAGATGTGAAAGTGCAAGACATCGAGATTACATTCAACTTCAATGTAATGGTTAATGAGTTAGAAAACTCTCAAATCGCTATGAATTCTACAGGGTTATTATCTAAAGAAACTATTCTTTCTAACCATGCTTGGGTTGAAGATCCTGTGGCCGAAATGGAAAGAATAGAGCAAGAAAACATAGAACTCAATCAACAACTCCCTGACATTGAGGAGGGATTGAATGACGAACAACAAAGACAATCCGAAGATAACCAATCAGAATGACATAGATAACTACATCGACAAACTGGTTAATCAAGCAGAGAAAGAAATCGAAATACTATTTGCTAAACGTTTGAAAGAAATCAAACAGATTATTGCGAATATGTACGAAAAGTACGATAGAGATGAACCACAAGTAACGTGGACTGAATTTAATAAATACAACAGGCTCAACAAAGAACTTAATCGTATAGGTCAAATGTTGTCACAAGACTACAGAGAAGTCGTTAAGGCTATCAAACAGTCGCAACAGAACGTCTATATTGAAAAGTACATGATGAGCCTATTTTTGTATGAAATGGCAAGTCAAACGTCTATGAGTTTTGATATACCCACCACACAAACGATACAGACAGCTATAGAACAACCTGTTGAGTTTATTAAGTTAGTTCCTACACTACAGAAACATCGCGATGATACATTAAAGCGTATTCGTATGCATATAACACAAGGTATTATGAGTGGCGAAGGCTACTCTAAGATAGCTAAAGCATTAAGAAATGATTTAGGTATGTCAAAAGCTCAATCAGTGCGTGTAGCTAGAACAGAAACAGGGCGTGCATTGTCACAAGCTGGATTAGATAGTGCAATGGTAGCTAAAGATAACGGACTCGATATGAAGAAACGTTGGTATGCTACTAAAGATACACGCACACGTGATACACATAGACACTTAGACGGCACTTCAGTAGATATTGAAGATAATTTTCATTCTAGTGGTTGTGTAGGTCCTGCACCTAAGTTGTTTGTAGGTATAGCTAGTGCAAAAGAGAACATCAATTGTCGTTGTAAGCTTCTTTATTACATAGACGAAGATGAACTACCTACAACGATGAGAACTAAAGAAGATGGCGTAATACCTTTCACTAACTATAGAGAGTGGGAGAAGAATAAACGGAAAGGTAGTGTCTGATTATGAGCGAAGATAATTTAATTAAGTTATATTTCTTAAAAGATTACATTCTTGTTATTCACTCAGACGGTAGTGAAGAAAGAAGAAAGTACAAAGAAGGTGTTTAGATGGAGTTTAACGTAAAGGTTAATATTGACGCTGATGAAGCAATTGAGAAATTAGAGCGTATCAAACAACTATATGAAGAAATTAACCGATTAAAGAACGATAGATCAGTTGTAAAGGTAGGAATAAGCAACGAAGCTAACACAGAACAAATTAAAAATTACATTAATAAAAGTAATGCTGAAAATGCAAATTTTAACTTATTCTAGCTAACACTAAAATGTGTTGGCTATTTTTTATGCCCAAAAATGCTCAAGGCGTTAAAAGGTGCAAACTCATGGTGGATAAGACCACCGTAATAAAAAATGTGAGGAGTAATACAAATGAAACGAGAATTTTTACGTGGTTTAGGTGTCGAAGAAGATGCTATTCAAAAGATTATCGACGAACATCATGAAGGTTTGCAATCATATAAAGAGAAGGCAGAGAAAGTTGATTCACTAAAAGAACAATTAGACACTGCTAACGAAGAAATTAAAAATCGTGATAATCAAATTGAAGAACTCAAAAATAATGTTGGTGATAACGATGAACTTAAACAAGAGTTAGAAAAATATAAAGAGCAAAACGCCAACTACGATCAAAAACTCAAAGACGTTCAGTTAAATAAAGCTATCGAAGTATCTTTAGCTAAAGAAAAAGCAATTAAACCTGAACAAGTAATCAAACTAATCGATAAAGGTAATTTAGAAGTAGACGACAACGGAAATGTTAAAGGGTTAGATGATTACATGAGTGAGTTTAAAAAAGAGAATGAGCATTTATTTGAACAATCTAAACCAAGTGGACGCACACCAGACGACGGTAAAAACGTAAATGGTGGGATTACACAAGAAGAATTTAACAATATGAGTGTCGCAGAGAGAACTAATCTATTTGTTAATGATAGAAAAACTTACGACACTCTAATAAACAATTAGAAAAGAGGTAATAACATATGGCACAAGGAACAACAACTAAAAGTACACAAATCGTTCCAGAAGTATTAAAACCTATGATGCAAGCAGAATTAGATAAGAAATTGAGATTTGCACAATTTGCAGACATTGACAGTACATTAGTAGGACAACCAGGTGACACTTTAACTTTCCCTGCATTTGTTTACAGTGGCGATGCTACAGTAGTACCTGAAGGACAAAAAATCCCTGTAGACAAAATTGAAACTAACAGACGTGAAGCTAAAATTCATAAAATCGGTAAAGGTACTGATATTACTGATGAAGCTTTATTGTCTGGTTATGGTGACCCTCAAGGAGAAGCAGTACGTCAACACGGTTTAGCTATTGCTAACAAAGTAGATAATGACGTATTAGAAGCTTTACGAGGTACGAAATTAACTGTAAGTGCAGACATCGGCACATTAGCAGGTTTAGAAGCTGCTATTGATACATTTGACGATGAAGATTTAGAACCGATGGTATTATTCATTAACCCTAAAGACGCTGGTAAGTTACGCTCTAGTGCTTCTGCAAACTTCACTCGTGCTACTGAATTAGGCGATAACATTATCGTTAAAGGTGCATTTGGCGAAGCTTTAGGTGCAGTAATTGTACGTTCTAAGAAATTAGATGAGGGCGAAGCTATTTTAGCTAAACGTGGTGCAGTTAAATTAATCACTAAACGTGATTTCTTCTTAGAAACTGACCGTGATCCTTCAACTAAAACAACTGCTTTATACAGTGATAAACATTATGTAGCATACTTATATGATGAATCTAAAGCAGTTAAGGTTACTAAAGGCGCAGGAACTACAGACTCAGGCGCATAAAAGGAGGTAGTGACGTATGTATAAAGTAATCGAATACTTCACAGACTTACAAGATAACAACTACGAATATAACGTTGGAGATACGTTCCCTCGTAAAGGTTTAAATGTAAGTAATGAACGATTAACTGAACTATCCACAAAAGAGAACCGTCAAAACAAGCCCCTTATTGAGCGTGTAGAGAGCGACAAAGACTTAAAAGGTATGAAAGTATCAGAATTAAGAGAACTCGCTAAAGAACGTGAAATAGAGGGCTTTTCTAGTATGAAAAAAGATGAACTCATTGAAGCATTAGGAAGTGTTGAGTAATGAACGCACAAGACGTTAAATTATTAAACAACCTCTCACTCGACGATATTTCAAATGACGAAACAATCGAATTACTTATTGAAAAGTATCTGAATGTAGCTGAAGAATATTGTAATCAAACATTCAATAGGCAGTCATTACCTAGTAATGTAGAGAAATTTATTGCTAACTGTATCAAACAAGGTACGACTAGCAATATTTCTTCACGTACTATGGGAACTGTAAGCTACACATTCGTTACTGATCTACCTAAAGAAACATACGGGTACCTTAAACCATTTAGACGCTTACGTTGGACTGGTTATCATGTTTAATCCATTAAATGAGTTTCCTCATACAATCGAATTAGGTTCAAGAGAAGTTGTAGGAGAGTATCCACGTGAACAAGAGCGCTTTAAGAGCGAAAAAACAATACAAGGATTTATGGATACGCCTACTTCATCTGAACAACTCAAGTTTCATCAAATGAACCAATCATACGACAGAAACCTATATACGCCGTACAGCCTGCCAATAACTAACACAAACTTATTTAAACACAACGGTAAAACTTACGAAGTAGTAGGAGAACCTGTCGACCAAGGCGGACAACAAGAGATCAATCTTACTCGGTTGAAAGAGTGTCCTATTGGCTAAGGTTAAATATGGTAATTGGGACTTAGTTAAGGAACTTGAGGAGTTCGAAAAAGAAACGATTAGATGGGCTAAAAAAGGTATAGCCAAGACAACAACAATTATTCACAATTCAATAGTTAGTAATATGCCTGTTGATACCGGTTATCTTAGAGAAAGTGTTTCTATGGACTTTAAGAAGGGCGGATTAACAGGCGTTATTAATATTGGTAGTGAGTATGCAGTGTACGTCAACTACGGTACAGGGGTAGTGTGTATGTCCCACTTATCAGTAATGGTAAGTTAAAAATCGGGCAAAATCGGTGAAAGTCTTATATGTAAAATATCGACTGGTATATACGATGAAGGTTTGGTATAATATCCATAAGGAGTGATGTTATGCTAACCAATTCTAAAGGCGAAGTTTTTGAAGGTAATTTTAGAGACTTGACAGGCAAAAAATTCAATATGTTAAAAGTCATAGAACCAGTAAGGATTCACAATCCACCTAAAGGAGATAGATACCTGTATTGGTTAGTAGAGTGTGATTGTGGAAATACTGCAGTTAAATCTGCAAAATCTATAACAACAGGTTATTCCAAAAGTTGTGGATGCTTACAAAAGATAGCGACAAGCAAGGCTAAAAAAACTCATGGTGATACAGATTCTAGACTGTATTATATATGGGAAAATATGAAGAAACGTTGCTATAAACCAAATTCCGATAGATACAAAAATTATGGTGCTAGAGGAATAACTATCTGTGAAGAATGGAAAAATAGTTATAAAAATTTCTATGACTGGGCATATAATAATGGTTACAATGAACGCTTAACTATTGAAAGAAAAGATATTAACGGTAACTACGAACCTTCAAATTGTACTTGGATAACAAGGAATGAACAAGCTAAAAACAGAACTAGCAATAAATGGGTATTCCTAGATGGTATTAAGTACTCGCCGCAAGAATTAGAAAAAATATACAAAATATCAGTTAACACAATATATGCAAGGATTGCTCGTGGTGATAAAGGTTACGCTGTTGTTAGACCTTTAGGACAAAGACAATTCTGGAAAAGATAACACCGAGGTAACTTAATAGATTGCGAAAGGCTATTGAGCACTGTAGAGCGTAGGAAGTGAATAAATATAATCTTCCCAAGAGTGTCCGACAACCAATAATGGTTGTCTTTTTTATTGGTTGAAAATGTACGCCGAACTTACAGGTGACTGTAAGAAGTAAAGGATAAAAAGCCTTTACGATAACAAGATGATACGCAGTCGGTCCAGGTGGTAGTCGTGCAAAGAATATCCCGTGGCGTTACAAAGACGCAGACGGACATTGGCACACAACTAAAGGGCAACATGCACAGCCTTTTTGGGAACCTGCAATCGATGAAGGTAGAGCGTTTTTCAATAAGTATTTTTCATAAGGTGGTTAAGATATGTGGGTATCAGTAGAACGGTATCTGTTTAACAAGATATATAACAAATTAAAGAGCAACCCTATCGTCAGTAAACAACTAGGCGGTAGGGTTTTTGATTGCGTTCAAAAAGACGCTGTTTACCCATATATCGTTGTGGGTGAAACAAACGTCACTAATAAAGAAACGACAACGAGTATGTTTGAAGATGTTGGCGTAACCTTACACGTGTATAGTCAAGCGAGAAATCGTGATGAAGCAGCGCAAATTATTCAGTTTTTAGGTCATGTACTTAATACTGAATTTGAAATCGAACATTACTCATTCATTAAAAGTCGGATTGATACACAAGAAGTGATAACTGACATAGATCAGTACACGAAACACGGTATCATCCGGCTTGTTTTTAAATACAGACACAATACTTTACAAAGGAGTGTAACGAATGGCGCAGAATAAATACATTGCAGCGTTACAAATCGCTGACAAAGATTTAGCAAGCAAGCTGAAAGAAGAAGATGCTATTCTGTTAGCTAGTTTAGCTGAAGGTGGACACACAATCAGTAATGACTTAGCTGAAATGATTACAGGTGGCAAAAAAGACTATAGTCGTAACTCTGTAGAAGAAGAAATCAAGTTAACTGTTGACCGTGTTCCTGGCGACAAAGGTCAAGAAGCTTTAAAAGAGTCAGTTAAAAACTTCAAGCAGTTACGTTTATGGATTTGGGAAGTTAAGAAACGTGACGGTAAACATCACGGTACTTTCGCTTATGTAATTGTAGAAGAGCACGAATGGTCATTTGATGATGAGGATGACAAAATCGAAATCACTGCAAAAGTTAAATTTAACAGTGCAGACGGTTCTGTTGATTCATTACCACCAGAATGGCTCAATCCTAGTGCTGCCGCTCCTACAGTTGAATGGGAAGATATGGGAGCTTATACAGACTCATACGAAAACCGTACACCTAGTGCTGGTGCATAAGTTTTACGAGGGCATTAAGCCCTCTATTTTTTTGTACAAAATAACAGAAAGAGGTTAAAACAATGACTGAAAATACATTCAATCCTATTACTGAATTAGAAATCAACGGAGAAGAAGTCGAAGCTAAAGCGACTTTCTTATTCGATAAAGCGGCTAAGAAATTTGCTAAGGACGAGCAAGATGAAAACGGTAAAACTACTAAAGTATCTGGTTTCAATGCTATCTATAACAGTATTTTAGAACGTGACACTAATGCAATCGCAGATTTTTGGGAATGTGCTACTGCTTATTTAAACAAGAAGGCACCTACACGAGAGCAAATTGAAACTGCTTTAATGGAGTTTATTAATAAAAACGGCGACACGCTTGAATTATTACAAGGTGCTTTAGACGTAATGAATAATAGCGGTTTTTTCAAGCAAAAATCACGTCAATTCTGGTCGCAAATGAACCAAGCACCAACAATGGTAAAAGAGGAAGAGAAAGAGTCTACGAAGAACGGTATCGAGTACATGAAGAACAACTACAAAGAAATCATGGGCGAGCTACCTTACTAGATTATTCAGAAATACGGCAGATAACCAGTCAATACATAGGCTATCTCCCTTATGATGAATTAATGAGTTTGACGCCTAATGAATGGAAAGACTGGGTTATCGGTCGGAGATTGGCGTTACTTGATGAACAAGAAACTTTATTGTTTGGTGCTCAAGCTAACGGCCTTGTACAAGCTGGTAAATCACTTAAACGATTACAGAAGCAGTTAGAGCGTGCAAGATACGAAGTACGTGGACAGTCAGAAGAATACGAACGTATGAAAGAACGTAAGTTAGCACATAACAAACGCATTAGAAATGTTCAGAAACAAGGTACACGACGCTTTATGAATTCATTACGCAATACTAGTCAAAAAGGAGGTTAGCCATGAATAAAAACTTTATGGCTCGTATATCGGCGATCATTACAGATTTCCAACGGAATATCAGAAAAGCTCAACGTATGGCTAAAACTGAAATACCTGACGAGATTGAAACACAAGTCGATGCGAATATCAGTAAGTTTAAACGAGCCTTAAACACTGCAAAAGCAATGGCTCAACGTTGGAGAGAACATACCGTTGATATAGACGGTAACAACAACCCTATCAAACGAGCAATTGCAGTAGTTAAAGAGAAATTACAGCAATTAAGAGATAAAGAAGTAGATATTAAAGGTAACAACAATCCCTTAAAACGTTCTGTACTAGGTGCTAAAGCTATGCTTGCAACCTTACATGATAAAACGGTAAAAGTTAACTTTGACACAAGGGGAATGACAAGAGCTCAAGTATTAACTAGAGCATTAAGTGATTCATTAGACGAATATGGCGATAAAATGGATAGATTAGCTACTCGTATTCGTACATTTGGTACTGTGTTTGGACAACAAATCAAAGGTGTGCTAATCGCTAGTTTTCAAGGTCTTATTCCTATTATAGCTGGTTTAGTACCCGCCATCATGGCAGTAGCTAACGCATTAGGTGTAGTTGCTGGTGGTGCATTAGGTGTAGCTGGTGCATTTGGTATTGCTGCAAGTGGTGCGTTTGCATTTGGCGCTATGGCAGTAAGTGCAATTAAAATGTTGAATGACGGAACATTACAAGCTACTGCGCAAACAAGAAGATACCAAGCGTCTTTAGAACAAGTTAAATCAACTTGGGAAGGTATTATCAAGCAAAATCAATCTCAAATATTCAATACGTTATCTAACGCTTTAGACACTGTTAACGTAGCTTTAGGACGCATGAAACCATTCTTAGCAGGTATCTCTAAAGGAATGGAACAAGCTTCACAGAGTGTCTTAAAATGGGCTCAAAACAGCCAAACTGCTAGCAAGTTCTTTAACATGATGAATACAACAGGTGTTAAGACATTCAACACATTATTAAGTGCTGCAGGACGTTTTGGTGACGGACTTATTAATGTATTCACTCAATTAGGTCCACTATTCTTATGGACTGCTAAAGGCTTAGATAATCTAGGTAAAAAGTTCCAAAACTGGGCTAACAGTGTAGCAGGTCAGAACGCTATTAAGTCGTTTATTGAATACACTAAAACTAATTTACCTAAAATAGGTCAAATATTTGGCAATGTATTCATGGGTATTGGTAACTTGATGAAAGCGTTCGCTCAAAACAGTTCTAATATCTTTGATTGGCTAGTTAAAATGACTGCTAAGTTTAGAGAATGGTCTGAACAAGTTGGTAAATCTGAAGGGTTTAAAAAGTTTGTTCAGTATGTACAAGAGAATGGCCCAGTCATTATGGATCTAATCGGTAATATCGTAAGAGTTTTGGTTGCATTCGGCACTGCAATGGCACCAATAGCAAGCGTGATATTAAAAGTAGTAACAGCATTAGCTGGTTTCATAGCTAAGTTGTTCGAAACACACCCAGCTATAGCTCGAATGGTTGGTATAGGTATGATACTCGGTGGTATGTTGTGGGCTTTACTAGCACCAATCATCGCAGTAAGTACAATGCTATCTAATGTGTTCGGTGTAGGTTTAATCCAAGCTATCGGTAAAATGTTAGCTTTTGCTAGAAACACTCAAATACTTAGAAGTGCATTAAACTTAGTAAAAATAGCTTTCAGGCTCCTTATGAGCCCTATTAGTACAATTATGCGTATCTTACCTATGTTAAGTGGTGCTTTCCAAACATTGGGTGTAGCTATAGGCGCGATTTCATGGCCTGTATTGGCTATCATAGGCGTTATCGTTGCTTTAATAGGTATTATTGTTTGGTTATGGAAAACGAACGAGAATTTCAGAAAAACTTGTGTTGAAGCTTGGAACACAATTAAAGATACGATAATGAACGCTGTAAAAACAGTGATTAACTGGTTTAATCAGTTCAGAGCGTCTATCGAACAAACGCTACAACCAATTATGCCTATCTTACAAATGTTAGGACAAGTTGCAAACCAAGTTCTCGGCTTCTTATTCATCAGCCTTATCAATGGTTTAGTAACTGCTTTCCAATCTCTTTGGACTGTGATTTCAGTAGTATTCACTGCGATAGGTGGAATACTACAAGCTGCTACGCAATTGATTTTCGGTTTGTTTACTGCATTAATACAGCTCCTTACCGGAGATTTTTCTGGCGCTTGGCAAACATTACAAACTACGATTTCTAATGTAATGAGTACGATTTGGAATACCATATTGTCAATTTGGGGCCAAATTTCTAACTTCATATTCAATGTTTTGAACAGAATACTTGGTACTAATATTACAAGTTGGAACCAAATTTGGTCTGCGATTTCAGGTGCAGTTACTAGAATATGGAATACAGTATCAAGTTGGTTTTCACGTGTAGTTTCAACTGTTGCTCAAAAAATGATGCAAGCATTAAGTCGCATCATTTCTGGTGGTGCTCGTTGGGTTTCAAGTATCATTTCTGCGATGAGTAGATTTGTTCAAGGCGTGGTTAGTGGTTTTGTTAGAGTTGTATCACAAGTGGCTTCTGGTATGGGTAGAGCTGTTTCCAAAGTCAGAAGTTTCTTCGGAAAAATGGTATCTGCAGGATTGCATATTGCTTCAGGTATTGCACGAGGTATTGCGAATGGCGCAAGTAGAGTTATAAATGCTGCTGCAAACATCGCTAAAAAAGCAGTTAGTGCAGCTAAAAACGTACTAGGTATTCACTCACCTTCACGTGTGTTCAGAGGTATAGGCGGATATATTTCTCAAGGTTTAGGTATTGGTATTATGGAACAAAGCAATAGTGCTATTAATGCCAGTCGTCGTTTAGCGAAAGATGTAACTAACGCATTTAGCCCTGATTTAAACACTGATTTAACATCAGACTTAACAGGTGGATTAAATAGCGATGTGAACGCACATATGAGTAAAGACGTACGTCATAGCATGCAAGAGAACAATAAACCTATCGTTAATGTGACTGTTCGTAATGAGTCAGATATACCGGCCATTAAATCTTACATTGAAGATTCCAACTCAAAAGACGCAAGTTTCGGATTATTTTAAAGGAGTGATTGTTAATTGATATTACATGATGTTGAAGTTTACAAAAATAAAGAACGTTTACGTATTAGTAACAATCGCTTTACTGGTACTGCGTTGAGAGTTGTTTCTTATGATGTAAAAGGAGCAGGGTATGAACGTAAGTTTGACGAAATTGATCGTGTTAACGGTAGATTTCACAACGCTACTAAAGAAGAAAAGAAAAGTATATCTATGACTGTTAGGTACGATGTAGAAAAGATAGCTTATGCTTCTCATTTAAAAGCGAACATACAAGCTATGCTAAGAGGTCATTTTTATCTTAGAGAATTAGCAGCATCCGAAAGTGAAATTAAATTTGAGAATATATTCGAACCTAAGGAACAATCTTTTGAACTAGAATATGTTGACGGTAGGCAGATACTTGTTGGCTTAGTTAATGAAGTGTCATTCGATACTACTAAAACGTCAGGTGAATTCACACTAGATTTCGAAACGATTGAATTACCATACTTTGAGAGTATTGGGTATAGTACAGATTTAGAAAAAGAGAGTGGTAATTTGAATAAATGGGGTATTCCAGACAAAAACCCGTTCAACACATCTCATAAAGAACGTAGATACACATTCTATGACACTAAAGTGGGCGATGTATATTACGGTGGTACAGCTGAAATTAACCAATTCAACCAAGATAGTGTTGTAGAAATGACACTTGGAGAAAATGTCAGTAAAAATGATAGCGACGGTTTTAACTTCTATATGACACATAGTGACATTATGAAAATAAGTGGATTAGAATTGAGAGCCGGTGATGTTATAAAATTTGACGGCATTCATGTATATCGTAATAACTTACGCATTGATGATTACAATAAGACGAAACAACAACCTGTGTTAATGCCTGGTTGGAATACTTTCCATACTACTAAGAAACTTCAAAAAATCACGTTTAAACACAAAAGATATTACTTGTAAGGAGGTTGCTTAATTGCCAATATTATTAAAAACGTTACAGGGCATTGGGCAATCCCTACCTGTAGAAACAAAATTAAACGAGAAATTAAATGAAGATGGCTCCTTAGAAATAGAAATGGTAGAAAACAAAGCTACATTTGACGCTATAGGGGCTATTACTAAAATGTGGACGATTACAGGCGTTGGTGGTGCTGATGACCTAAACGAATACCGTATCGTTATGTTAGACAAAACAACTGTAGGTCAAAAGGAAAAGTTAACAATCAAAGCGCGTCCTGTTGAATTAGACGACCTAAACAATTTAAGGGTGTACGAAGTATATAATGGTAGTTTTACAGGAAAAAGCTACTTTGATTTAGTTTTTAAAGATACCGGTTATAAGTATGAATTACACGCTAAGGTTTCATCTTCCAAATTTGAAAATCTAGGTAACCACGACACTAATTTAGAATTATTCAAAAAAGGTTTGGAAAGATATAACTTAGAATATGAATATAACGCCAAAACAAAGACGTTTCATTTATATGATATTGTTCAAAGAAAAGCTAACTATTACATTAAAGCAGGTGTCAATGCTAATAATGTAAAAGTTCAAGAAGATGCTTCTAAATGTTACACATACATCAGAGGTTATGGTGGCTTTGATGAGCAACAAACTTTCAACGAAGCTAGCTTGCAATATGAGTATACACACCCCTTAGCTGACTTAATAGGCAAACGCCATGCACCACCTGTTGTAGATGGACGCATAACTAAAGGGGATACACTGAAAAAATCTATGGAGTTAGTTATACAAGAAAGTTTAAAAACATCTGTAACACTAGATTTCATTTCTTTGCAAAAACATTTTAAAGAAGCAGTGCCTAGAGTTGGGGATATTGTGAATGTAATTGATGATTTAATAGGTTTAAATGAGTTTGTTAGAATTATCGAAATCACTACACAACGAGATATTAACAACAAGATTATAAAACAAGACGTAGTACTTGGGGAATTCAGATTACAAGATAGATATATGAAAGCAGTAAATACTGCTGCAAATTATGTTAAAGCTATTAAGTCTAACAAATCTGATCCGGCTAAAGACTTAAGGATGATTCAAGCTCAAAACAACGCAAATACTAAGACTGCACAAGATTTGCAGAAGAAAACCGATGAAATAAAAAGAAGGTTAGAAAGCGCGCATGCTAAGAGTGTTACAACTGCAAACGGTACTATTGTTCACGACTTTACACCTAAGTCTAAGATTAGGAAAGTTAAAACGATAGGTACTATTGGAGATTCTGTAGCTAAAGGTACTGGTGCTAAAACTAACTTTACGCAAATGTTAGCTAAGAAGATAAAAGCTAAATCAACAAACTTAGCTGTTAGTGGTGCGACAATGAGCACGAACAAAGATAATAGCATATATGAACAAGCAGCCAAAATTAAAGCTGATTTAATCATTGTGCAAGGTACAGATGATGATTGGATTAATGATATTAATATAGGCACTGATAAAACGGATACTAAAACGTTTTACGGTGCCTTTTATAGTGCTATCACTAAAATCAAAAGTAATAACCCTAACTCTAAAATAATTGTTATGACACCTACTAAACAATGTTATATAAAAGACGGTAAAACCGTAAGAAAAGACACTACTAAGAACGATTTAGGTCACACTTTAGCTGATTATGTAGATGTTCAAATAGACGCTTGTAACGAACTGGATATACCTGTGTATGACGCTTATCATTCAACACAATTCAAACCCAATATACCTTCGTACAGAAAATCGAGTATGCCTGACGGGGTACACCCTAATGAAAAAGGGCACGAGGTCATTATGTATGAATTGATTAAAAACTTTTATGGTTTTTATGGCTAAGGAGGTCAAAAAAATTGAAATTAGATAACTTAATTACGAAACTTCACTCGTACTTTAGTCAAAAGTTTGTAAGTCAACTAGAAAATAACTTTGAACAAATAAAATACTGGACTAATAAAAGTGATGATACTTTTAATGAACATTTAACCACTCAAAAAAATGCGCATACAACCGATCAAATCAAACACAAAACTACAAAAGGTAAAGATGTCGTATTATCTAATCATGAAAATTATCAAGATGAACTTATTGAACGTCTTGTGTTAGGACATAATGGAGATGGAATACAAGAATTAAGAGCAAGTCACACTTCAATGGACGCTCAAAGTTTCGATTCTTTACACCAACGTCTATATCACGACTTTTTAAGAGAAAGTAACGCTAGAGAAGAACTAAGAGCCGACTTAACTAAGAAAATACAACGTATTGTCAATGTTGATGATTTCGGAGGAGATCCAACAGGACAAAAAGACAGTACAAAGGCATTTCAAGACGCATTAGGTAACGGCAATGTACAGGTAACTATGAGTGGCGGTACTTACCTTACAACAGGTATTAAAATGCCTAACAACTCTCGTTTGGTAGGACAAGGTAAAGACATTACTACAATTAAGTTTATGGACGAAACACCTGCAGAAAATATTGGTATCACTAACTTAAAAATGAGTGGTGGAGCTGAAAACATTTCATTAGAAAGTTTTTCGTTCAACGGGAATAAGTTTAGACAAAATAAAACACTTAAAGCTATCGGTGGCTCTCGCTCATCTAACATTAGATTTGCGGGTGTGACTAATGGTTATATCTATAACGTTAAGTCGTATGACGCTTTACTACATTGCATAGATGTAACGTATGCAAATGACAATTATTACTACGAGGGCGATGGAAACAGAGTGCCTTACGCATTAGAAAGTAAGCATATTCATATTGATAATTGTGAGGCATATGGTTGCGGAGATGATGGTATCACTACCCATCACTCTCGTTACATTACAATTTCTAATTGTTATGCACATACACCAACAGGTGGAAGTAATAACAACGGTATAGAAATTGACGATGGCTCACAATATGTGTTCTTATCAAACAACAGAACCAAAGGTAACTTCGGTGGTTTAGAAATCAAAGCACACAGTAACGCAAGTGCTGCAAGTGGCGTGTTCGTTAACGGTCACGTATCAATCGAAGATACAAGAGCTTACAACATTCGACACATCGGTCATCATAGAGCTAAAACGGACAATAAAAGTTTGACTGCTTATGACGTGGTGCTAAATAATTGCTTAGCTTTAAACCCTAAATACAATGGTGTGTATCCAGGCTCAACACCTAGAGCATTATTAATCAGTGCTTATAAAAATGTATCAGTCAATAATTTCACTGCAATTGGTGATGATGATTTTGGAAAATTAGAAGGTGGAAAACTAGATAAAAAGCAACCAGCAATAGCCATCCAATTCATGTCTGAAAACATCTCACTTAATAATATTAATGTGCGTAACTTTAAAAACGCAGAAGTAGATATCAGATTATTTGGCGGAGATAATAGACCTTCAAGAGTTATTTTAAACAATATCAATATTTGGAATTCATCTAACAATATCGGTATCGGTGTTGGAAGTAAAATATACGATACTAAAATAACTAATTGTAATTTACACGGTAATGGTTCAGGTATAGGATTACGTTTGACAAATAACCACGCTATGATTAGTGGTATCACAGCTGATAATTATTCAACACCTGCATGGATAGCCGGCGAAAAATACGACACACCTCCTACAGTTGGAAAAGGTGGTGCTAGTATAGCGTCTACAGGAAGTGCAGGCGTAGCTAATGCTAGTGCAGTGATTGCATCTACAGGTGGTTCAAAAGCATACAGTAATCGTAGCTTTGTATTAGGTTCTGGTGCTAACTCCAAATCTTATGGATCACGTAGTGGTATTATCAACTCGTTAAATTCAGAAACAGACAAGTCAGGACACACACAATTAATTCTTAATAGTAATCGTGTTAAGTCACCTGGTAACTATCACGTTGTTGCTGGATATGGCTCTAGTGGTAATGCTTCTACATCTAACATTAAATTTGATTTAAGCACTTATTCAGGAAACTTAACTTTAGCCGGTCAACTTAAACAAGATAGTGCCGATATCGCAGAGTTATTTGAGTCACAAAATGGATTAGCAATCGATTTAGGAACTATCGTTACATTAGACGGCGATAAAATAAGAAAAGCGCAACCTAACGATACACCAATTGGCGTTATATCTGGAACTGCCGCGTTGGTAGCGAACGAAAAAACGTTCCACCACAAAGATAGATTTCTTAAAAACGAATATGGTGTGACTATCACGAATAGAAAACAAGTTGAATTTGTAGATGATGAGGGCAACGTTTCTTTCGAATGGCGTGACATACCAGTAGAAAACCCTGAATATAACGACAAAATCGATTATCAACCACGTTCAGAAAGACCTGAATGGAATGTAGTCGGATTATTAGGTCAAATCTACACAAACATTGAGAAAGACGTTATACCAGGCGACTATATCAACGGTAGAGCAGGTGTAGGATATAAAGATAATGTGAATGGTAAAGGCAGAGTCATGAAGATAACTTCTGAATACACTGAAGAACGTGGCTGTGCAATAGCATTAGTATTGTGGGGTGCTAAATAATGGAATTAGAAAAAGTAGGTAAACTTGATTTAAATGAAGAACCATATTTACAACCGATATCTAATAGAGGTATCGGTTTTTATAATCTCGATAAAAATACTGCTAAATTTCAATTTGTAGTACAAAAAGACAACAAACCTTTGTTAATCAGCGATAAGAACGTTAAAGGTTATGCTTTCTTTAAAGCTGCGAACGGAACAGAAGAAAAACGACCTAGTACATCAGGTGTATTAGACGTAGAATTCATTGATTCAATGAAAGGATTAATAGGTGTTACGGTACCTCAATGGTTTCTGAAAAACGTTGTCGATTCTGAAGTGTTGGGTGAAATTTACCTATCGCTTAACGATGTAAACAATATAGGAAAAGACGATACTGTTGTGTTAGGTACCTTTAAATTCACAGTACGTGATAGTCTTATCAATCAAATCGAAAGTGATATCAAAGTATCTTATATTCGCATGTTTGATGATTTGCGTTCGGAATTAGAAAAGAAAGTGCAACAACTTAAGCAAGATATAGGCGATACACAAACGTTGATTGAATCTATTAAGCAAACAGCTGAAGAATACCTCATTAAAATAAACAAGGCTCAAGCAGACGCTATTGTTTCAATTACAGACGCATTATTGTCGTCTAACCAAAGCATTGACTTAGAGAGAGACGAAGCTTTAAGACAAATTGATGCTAAACGTGACGCTATCAAGACGGATTATGATTTAGCATCAGATACATTCCAAAAAATTTATGATAGCAATGTGGACGCTTTTAATTCAAATGTTAATCAAGTTAACACAACAATTGATGAAAAACTACAAACATTTAATGAAACCCTTGAAAGAGATGGCTTTACTACTCCTGAATATGTAGAAAGTAAGTTTGCAGAAAAAAATTGGCAAAAATTTAAATTAACAAATGATGATGGTAAATCACATAAATTAGTTAATGCCGAATTAGATAATCCGGATTTTCTAAGTAATTTAAAGCCAGGATTCTATTATTGCCCTTCACCTACAGGTTCGCCATTAAACAAAAGTGGTTTTTTAGAAGTGTATGAATATGCCAATAATATTGTTAAACATGTTCTTTTCAGACCTTTTAATTTAAATAGAATTTTTATGAAAAATGGTTACATGACTTGGTCAGATTGGGAAGAAATCACAAATGATCAATCTGATACTGGTTGGTTGGATTTACAACTAGTGAACAGTGCATCACCTCATAACGATTTAGTTTCTAAAGGTGGATTTACTAGTGCGTACAGAACAATCACACAGAATGGAGTTACTAAGAAAATGTTACGCATTAATGCTACAACTATCAAACATGGACAGACTATTGCACTTTTACCTAAAGAATTCGTCAAAAACTTAATGTTTTTCTCAATAAGTGCACCTAGAAACAAAAACAGCGGACGTATTTCGTTGAACACATCAGGAACAGTGAATTTTGACGCTACTGTAGATCCATCAGCGTGGACTGATACAGATTATATTTACGGTCAATATGAATGGACGGAGTGATGAAATGAAAGTAGTTTATTTATGGAAAAATGGACAAGCAATTATTGTTCACAAAAACGAAGAAGATGAATATGTTTATCCTGATGAAAAATGGACAGAGAACCAACCTCCTCAAGGTATTATCTTACCTTGCTATTATGACGGTAAACAATGGGTTGGACAAACCCAAGATGAGCTAGAAAAGATGTTGCCTGAAGTAGAAATTCCTGTTGATGACAAAGATATTGCTATAGCTAAATTAACTAGCTTAGTTGTCGATTTACAAGAAGAAGTTATGAGTTTGAAGCAGAACATCGCACTAATAACTGAAGAACAAGCAAATCAAAAATTGGGGGAAGCATAATATGGACAAAGTAGTAATCGATTTATATAAGAAGAAATTATACACTGACGAAACTTTCAAAAAGTTTGTTAGAGTTGGTTGGATTACTCCGGAGCAATTCAAAGAAACTACAGGTAAAGATTACGAACCGCAAGTTAAATAACTTGTGGTTTTTATTTTAAGTGAAGTAGGTGTTTATATGACAGAAAGTAGCCAAAGAGGAGATTACGAAAGACGTATAAAAAGATTGGAAGATAACGACGAAAAAATCTTCAACTCTTTGGAACAGATAAAAGATGGACAACACAATCAAAATTTGATTAATCAAAAAATGAATTTCACTTTGGACTCTATCAACAGAGAGAGAGAATTAGAATCTCAAAACAAAAAAGAAAATCAAAAAAACATCAAAGACATTAAAATGTGGGTTTTAGGATTGGTTGGCACTATAGCTGGTTCTTTAATCGTAGCAGTATTAAGAATGTTTTTCGGTGTTTAAAGGAGGTGAGTTACCATGTTCGGATTATTTTTAGGTGCAAGTTTTTGGGAATGTTTCTGGTTTGGTAAATGTAAATAATTGAGAAACAAAGCCGGCTTTTTAGTCGGCTTTTTATTATGCCGGAAATGAGGTGGATATATGGGATTACCTAGTCCTAAAAGAAGAAAACCTACTGCTTCGGAAGTTGCAGCATGGGCAAAAAGGATGATTGGCAGAAGAGTTGATGTAGACGGTTATCATGGAGCTTAATTAATGGGTTCCATGTAAAAAAATAATGTGAATTGCTGGGACACCCTTAGAGCCTTAATAACTACAACGTAACTGGTAACGGTAAGCGTGAAAGTTAAAAAATATTAAGGATTGGGCAATCAGCAGGCAAGCCTCTATGGTAATAGTAGAGGAAGCTTCAACGACTATGTACTATCAATTGATAGGCAGTGCATTAAATATTCATGTGTGATACAATGTATTTGACGATTGATAAGGAGTGGTCAAATGGACATTGTAGGAATGCAGTTTAATTATCTTAAAGTTCTAGAGTTTTATGGCAGAAATAAACATAAAAAGAAACTATATAAATGTTACTGTACGAGATGCGGTAATAAAAAAATAATGATTGGTACCGAAGTGAAAAATGGTTATTCTAAAAGTTGTGGTTGTTTGAATAAAGTTAGTCATTCTAAAAAACATGGTATGACTGGAACTTTAATTTATAATAAATGGAAAGGTATGAAGCAACGATGTTACAACTCTAACTATGATTTTTACAGCGCATATGGCGGTAGAGGTATAAAGGTTTGTGATGAGTGGAAAGATGACTTTATGCAATTCTACAAAGATATGGGGGATGTACCATTCGAAGGTGCTGAATTAGACAGAATTAACAACGATGACGATTATAAACCATCAAATTGCAGATGGGTTAGTCATGAAGAAAATGCAAACAATCGACGAAAATATCATAATAAGACAGGATATACAGGAGTAACTTACAAACCACATCTAAACAAATATCAAGCGCAGCTTTACAAAAACAAGAAATTTATATACTTAGGTGTTTATGAAACTGCAGAAGAAGCACACTTAGCTTATAAAAAAGCTAAAAATGAATATTAAGATATAGTCTAGTCTCATGTGAAAGCATGAGGCTCTTTTTATAGAGCAATTTAACGTTACACAAGCGTATTAAGAAATTAATGCGGGGAAAGGCGTTAAGTTAAATACAAACGCAATGTTGGGATTTACCAAACTACATTTTCAATAGATATTGGCATTTTAAAACAACAGGAAATGCGATTGCTATGGCATGGTATAGATATCCTAAAGGCTTCAAATTCTATAGGAACACTAGAAACTTTGTTCCGAAACCTGGTGACATGGCAGTTTGGGGAAAGGGTTCCTATAATAATGGTACAGGACATACAGCTGTTGTAGTAGGTCCATCTAACAAGAGTTACTTCACCAGTGTGGACCAAAATTGGCGAAATTCCAACGGTTATACCGGTTCTCCTGGTTCGTTAGAAAAACACACATACTATGGTATAAGTGGGTTCGTCAGACCTCCTTATCATGCAGAAACTAAGAAACCATCTAAATCAAGTAACACACCGTCTAAACCCTCTAATGACAACACTCCTAAAAACAAAAAAGAACAAACGAAACCTATAACCAAAGAGGTTACTAAAGTTTCCTATACATCATTCGCATATGATTTAGACGATGATTTGGAGTACATTTATCATTATATGGTTGAAGGTCAAAAGTTGATAGGGAAAGTAAAAGGTATATATATCAAAGAGAGTACACATATGCGTTCTGTTGAAGAATTATATTTACAACGTAATAAATATGTAAATGAGGATGAATACCCTCATGTATATATAGACCGTGAGCGTGTATGGACGCCTAGACCTGATTCAGAAGAAGCGCCAGAACATCCAGGTTGGCTTGTTATGGAAGTTTGTGGAGGACAAACAGAGAGTAAACGGCAATTCATGCTCAATCAAATCAGAGCGTTAATCTACGGCGTTTGGTTGCTAAGTTGGAGTAAGGTAAAACTATCTGAATCATCAATCAAAGCAGACCCTAATATATGGCGTTCTATGAAAGATTTAATTAATTACGACTTAATCAAAAACGGTATTCCTGATGAAAGTAAATATAAAGAAGTTGAAAAGAAAATAATAGGTTTATATTTAAAAAGAGATAAATTACTCACAGAAACGATTACCACAACAACTACAAAGACAACCATAAAGATTAAACCTAAAACTTCGGTCGATAACCCTGAACAGAACGACAAACCGACAGACAAAAAAAGCAAAACAACAAACAGAACTTCAAATAAACCTCGTGTAGTTGTAGAGAAAAGTAAATATACTTTCCAACAAGCGCTTAATGCACAAATGGCTCATGGCATGCCTCAAAAATCTTATAGTTGGGGTTGGGGTAATGCTTCTAGGTCACAAACGAGTAAGTATATGAATCCTAACACTATATGGAATAGTTCAACTCAACGCTATCAAATGCTAGATTTAGGAAAATATCAAGGTATATCAGTAAGTAAGTTGAATAAGATACTTAAAGGTAAAGGTACATTATCTGGGCAAGGTAAAGCTTTTGCAGACGGTTGTAAGAAGTACAATGTAAACGAGATTTACTTGATTGCTCACGCTTTCTTAGAAAGTGGATATGGTCGCAGTAACTATGCTAGTGGACGATACGGCGTTTATAACTATTTTGGTATTTCTGCATATGATAACAATCCTAACGCTTCTATAGCATACGCTAGACGTCAAGGTTGGACGAGTCCGCGTAACGGTATTATAGGTGGTGCTAAGTTCGTTAGGAAACAATACTTTAACAAAGGTAAAAATACCTTATATAGAATGCGTTGGAATCCTAAAAAACCTGGTTACATGCAATACGCTACTGCTATCGAATGGTGTAATTTCCAAGCTACAACTATTAGTAGCTTATACAAAAAAGTAGGATTAAAAGGTATGTACTACATTCGTGATAAATATAGATAAATAATTAGTGAATTTTGATTTCAGATCTAATCGATAGTGATTAGGTCTTTTTATTTTACTTAAAAAGGAGATATATGTATGAGAACAGATGTAGGTTCAATTGTAAGAACAATCGTATTTATTTTAGCTTGGGTTAACCAATTTTTAGCTACTAAAAACATTTCGCCTATTCCAGTAGATGAAGTGACTATCAGCTCTATTATCACTGGTGCAGTGTCTTTATGGACTTGGTGGAAAAACAATAACTTCTCTCACGCAGCGCAAAAAGGACAACAAAAGTTACATGAAGTTAAAGCTGGAACAAATTCTACAGGTGGTGCGCCTCAAACGAATGGAGATGATTTCTAATGGTATCTGTTAGAACATATAAGCAATCAATTTCATATTTAAAAAGTTTAGAGGGCAAAGCGTTAAACCCTGACGGTGCTTATGGTTTTCAATGTTTCGACGTAGCTAACCAATATTGGCTTTATTTATTCGGTCATACTTTAAAAGGTGTAGGTGCTGCAGATATTCCGACATGGAACAATTTTACAGGAGAAGCTACTGTTTATGAGAATACACTATCATTTTTAGCTAAGCCTGGAGATGTTGTAATATTCAATAGAAATTATGGTGGGGGTTATGGTCACGTAGGTATCGTTATTTCTGCTACTTCTAACTCTATAACTATACTGGAGCAAAATTGGGTTGGCGGTGCGTATTGGACACCTCCTGAAGTTACTACAAGACGTACACATGGCTACGACTTCCCTATGTGGTTTATTAGACCGTTCTACGCTAAAGAAACGACTAAAAACAAAGTTAAAAGCAAAGCTAAACCAGTTAAGAAAGCGAAAGCTAAGAAAGGTAAGAAAATTTTGCTTGTTGCAGGTCATGGTAAAGGTGCTTATTCAAATGATCCAGGCGCCGTAGCAAACGGATATAATGAACGTGACTTCAATAGAAAGGAAATTATCCCGAGAATAAAGAAACATCTTGAAAGTGTAGGTAATAAAGTTGTTTTATACGGTGGCAAATCAATGAATCAAGACTTGTATCAAGATACGTTATATGGACAACGTGTAGGTAACTATTCAGATTATGGTTTATATTGGGTTAAAAAGAATGTTAAGCCTGATGTCATTGTAGAATTCCACTTAGATTCTGCTAGTCCTCAAGCAAGTGGTGGTCATGTCATTGTAAGTGACAGGTATCCTGCAGATGATATAGACAAAGCGTTATCTAGCGCACTAGGTAAGACAGTTGGTAAAATTAGAGGTGTAACACCTAGAAATGATTTATTAAATGCTAACGTTACAGGCCAACTCAATTTAAATTACAGATTGATTGAGTTAGGTTTTATCACTAGTAAAAAAGACATGGACTATATCACTAAGAACATCAACAGTTTTACTAAGAGACTTGCAGAGGCTATCAATGGTAGACAAATCAATGCACCTAAGAGCAAACCATCTAGCAAAAAGACAACTTGGAACTGGGGAGGTACTTTCTACCCTAACGCACCTAAAAGTGGTATTAGAGTTAGAAGGTTGCCAGGTATCAATGGCGCTATTGTTGAAAGTGGCTCGTGGTTATACAGAAAGACAGATTGGGTTAAATTCGACCAAGTTATTAAAAAAGATGGATATTGGTGGATTCGCTTTAAATATCAAGCACCTGGTTCAAGTAAAAAAGATTTCTACTGCGCCGTTTGTAAAATTACTGACAAACAACAAAAAATAAAAAATGAGAAATATTGGGGCAAAATAGACTGGAAATGATATAGTTAAATTACCACGTCATTATACAAGGGTAGTCACTATGGCTACCCTCTTATAAATTATAATTATGTCTATAATATGTAGATGTTAGATTGATATTAAAAAACATAGTTTAACACTACATTGGTTACACGGTCTGTGCTACAATTAAATTACATACAATTTAATCTTTTTTACTCCTTTATAAATTTTGCTACCACGTTCTTTATGAGCGTGGTTATTTTTACGGAAGTATACACATTAAATATTAAT